AAAATAGACAAACACTATGCCGAATGGATGTATATATGGAATGAATTAAGTATGCCTGAAAGCAAGAAAAATGGTTACTTCGAAATGGTAGGCGGTGGTGGAGGACATAGATTAAAAAATACTAAGTTATATGTTCCTTTAGAATTTTGGTTTTGCAGAAATATTGGTCTTGCATTGCCTTTAATTGGTTTACAATATCATGAAGTTAAAATAACAATTGAATTCGAACAAGAATCCAATGTTATATATACCCCCCATAGTTCTGATACATATGTTATATCTAATTTAAAAAACAAAACATTAAATGCTCACTTATGGATTGATTATATTTACCTTGATACCGATGAAAGAAGAAAATTCGCTCAATCTTCCCATGAATATTTAATTGAGCAATTACAATTTACTGGTAAGGAATCTGCAGGTAAAAAAGTTAAATTAAATTTCAATCATCCAGTCAAAGAATTAATATGGGTTGTTAAAAAAAATGATGCTAATAATGAAGATTGGTTTGATTTCAGTCATCAAACTAATAAAAGCATGCGCAATAATGGTGGGGATGATGCGTCTAAAATAAGTGTCATCACATGGGGTTCTATTAGTGACAACACAAATGAACTTCGCACTGTAACAAGATCAGAAATTGTTGAAGAATTGTTATCTTATAATGAGAAAGCTATGAATCCTGTTAAAAGCGGTAAATTAATATTAAATGGCAACGATAGATTCCATGCGCGTGAAGGAAGATACTTTAATTTAGTACAACCTTTCCAACATCATGAAAATGTTCCAAATAATCCTGGTATCAATGTTTATTCGTTTGCATTAAAACCAGAAGAACACCAACCATCGGGAACATTAAATATGTCTCGTATAGATACTGCAATATTAGATCTTGAATATGAAGTTGAAGCAAATGTTGAAGAAAACACTCACCAAATATGCATATATGCGGTTAATTATAATGTATTAAGAATATTATCTGGTATGGGAGGTATTGCTTATTCTAACTAAGTTTTTTTTTCTTTTATATAAGTATAAATTAGATATAAATTATGGGAGGAGGTCTTTTACAATTAGTTGCTTATGGTGCTCAAGATGTATATTTAACAGGTAATCCACAAATAACTTTTTTTAAGGTTGTATATAGAAGACATACTAATTTTGCTTTAGAATCTATTCAACAAACTTTTAATGGTACTGTAGGTTTTGGCCAAAGAGTAACTGCTACTGTTTCCAGAAATGGGGATTTAATATCAAGAGCTTATTTAAATTTAAAAATAACAAAAGGTAATGAAGATAATAAATTAGTTCCTTATGTTGGTTTAAAAGCTATTAAATATGCCGAAGTTGAAATTGGTGGTCAAAAAATAGATAAACATTATTCCGATTGGATGTATATATGGAACGAATTAAGTTTGCCTGTTGGAAAAAAAGAAGCATATTACAAAATGGTTGGTGGAAAAAGTGGTAAATTTTTTAGTGGAAGTGAAAATGATATGAATTTATATATACCATTAGAATTTTGGTTTTGTAGAAATATAGGTCTTGCATTACCTTTAATTGGATTACAATATCACGAAGTTAAAATTGTTATTCAATTTGAAGAGTCCTCAAATATTCTATTTGATAGTGATACTTCTACAAAACCATCATTAAGCGGATCTTTATGGATAGATTATGTTTATTTAGATACAGATGAAAGAAGAAAGTTTGCGCAATCTTCCCATGAATATTTAATAGAGCAATTACAATATACAGGAAAGGAATCTGCCGAAAATAAAATTAAATTAAATTTCAACCACCCTGTTAAAGAATTAGTATGGGTTATGCATAACAATGCAACAACGAATCAAGAATGGATGAATTACACAAACGTTGTAGATGTATTATCAACTTCTGATGGTAGTAATTCATATTTGTTAAATAATCAACATAATATTTCATATAAAGAAATGTCTGCATCATTAGGTCCTGCTGGAGACACGCAAAATCCAATCAAAAAAGCTAAACTAATATTAAATGGCAATGATAGATTTTATGCGAGAGATGGAAGATATTTTAATTTAATACAACCCTTCCAACATCACGAAAATGTTCCTAATAATACTGGTATCAATGTTTATTCTTTTGCATTAAAACCCGAAGAACATCAACCATCTGGAACCTTAAATATGTCGCGTATAGATACTGCTGTATTAGATTTGGAATATGAAAGTCAAGATAGCACCCATCAATTATCTGTATTTGCAATTAATTATAATGTATTAAGAATATTATCCGGAATGGGAGGTATAGCTTATTCCAACTAAAATTTTATTTTGTAATTTTTTTTCTTATATTAAATTAGATAAATATTAAATAATGGGAGGCGGTCTATTGCAATTAGTAGCTTATGGTGCACAAGATGTTTATTTAACAGGTAATCCTCAAATTACCTTTTTCAAAGTAGTATATAGAAGACACACTAACTTTGCTTTAGAATCTATACAACAAACTTTTAATGGTACTGTTGGTTATGGCCAAAGAGTAACTGCTACCGTTTCCAGAAATGGTGATTTAATATCGAGAGCTTATTTAGTTTTAAATGTTACTGGATCTAGTGGTCTAGTACCTTATTATGGTTTAAGAGTAGTTAAAAATGCCGAAGTTGAAATTGGTGGCCAAAAAATAGATAAACATTATTCCGATTGGATGTATATTTGGAACGAATTAAGTATGCCTGTAGGTAAAAAAGAAGGTTATTTCGAAATGGTTGGTGGTAAAGGCGGCAGTTTAGATGGTACATCTTTATATGTTCCATTAGAATTTTGGTTTTGTAGAAATATAGGTCTCGCATTACCTTTAATCGGATTACAATATCACGAAGTTAAAATAGTAGTACAATTCGAAGAACCGGGCAAAGTACATGACGGTGGGTCGGAAGGAACTTTATCTGGTTCTTTATGGATAGATTATATCTATTTAGATACTGATGAAAGAAGAAAATTCGCGCAATCTTCTCACGAATACTTAATTGAACAATTACAATTTACTGGCAGAGAAAAAGCTTCTAGCAAAATGAAATTAAATTTCAACCATCCTGTTAAAGAATTAGTATGGGTTTTACACAAAGACGGCGTCGGTTCTACTGATGCTGACTGGTTTAATTATACTGCCACAGGACTGGGATCAGTCAACGCAAATAATTATGATACATTATCTGGTGTTTTAGGTCCCGCTGGATCTAAAGATAGACTATTCAAAGAAGCTAAATTAATATTAAATGGAAATGACAGATTTTATGCAAGAGATTCTAGATACTTTAATTTAGTACAACCATTCCAACATCACGAAAATGTACCAAATAATGTTGGTATCAATGTTTATTCGTTTGCATTAAAACCCGAAGAACACCAACCGTCTGGAACATTAAACATGTCTCGTATAGATACTGCTATATTAGACATTAAAGAACCTGAAGCGAATACAGAAATATCTATATTCGCTGTTAATTATAACGTATTACGTATATTATCAGGTATGGGTGGCATTGCTTATTCTAATTAGATTTTTTCAAAGATTTTTTTTCTATTATAATAGTATAAGATACATATAATATATGGGCGGTGGTTTATTACAATTAGTTGCTTATGGTGCACAAGATGTTTATCTAACTGGTAATCCACAAATTACATTTTTTAAAGTTGTTTATAGACGACATACAAATTTTGCTTTAGAATCTATACAACAAACTTTTAATGGCACAGTCGCATATGGTCAAAAAGTAACAAGCACTATAGCAAGAAATGGTGACTTGATATCACGAGTTTATTTAGTTGTTTCAGCAGGCGCAACAAACGCATGTCCTTATTTTGGATTAAGACTTATTAAATATGCAGAGGTTGAAATAGGTGGTCAAAAAATAGATAAACATTATTCTGACTGGATGTATATTTGGAATGAATTAAGTTTACCTATATCTAAAAAAAATGGCTACTATGAAATGGTTGGAGGTAAAGGAGGAGATATTAGTTCTAAAACCTTATATGTACCATTAGAATTTTGGTTT